CCCATTGTACAAATTCTTCGCTCATCTGTTGCCACCTGTGTCAATTAAGGATTTAATCTCAGTGATTTGAGAAGTGGTCAATACCTGCAGCGCTTGTCGTGCCTTTTCATTACTATAACCATAGTAAATCTTCACAGCTTCAAGATCATTAAGTTTCGACTGCTTCAACCAAGGAGAAAATCTTTTCCTAGGTCTCAATGTATTTATGTAGTAGTCATACTGCATCTTTTTATCGAGATGATGTGCTTGGTTCATCTCATTAACGTGCAATATACAATCTAAGTGTCCAGAAAGACATCGGTTAATCACAAATGGTGGGTAGTTTTTGTGATTATCTTCATCCCAAACATCTTTCTTAGACTGATTGATTGAATACAAGTAGTCCTTGAGTTCCATAATAAAAAATTAAAGTTAAAGCTTACCGCTTACCACACTACTAAAGGTAGATTGGATTCCATCGTAACCATCAATACCCCATTTAAGATGCCAGTAAGTCATCGTGACAACTGAATCTAAATCAGGACCAGTTAAAATAGTATGCCCTTTGAGGGTAGCTTCACCAACACTGCTATACAATCCATAACGTGTTTTTAAAAAACGTACTTTACCTAGGCGTTCTTCTCCAACGTAGCAAGACCATTCGGTCATCCACGTCGCAGATGCAGGAAGTTCAAAAAGTACGGACTGGTCCAAAAACTGTTCTCCCGCTACTGTTGAATCTGTAGATCTGGGTCTTTCCATTTGTGAGGTTGACAACTACTTCGTCTCCTTGAATAAGTGCATTTTGTACATCGACCCCGAAGGTCTGAATGACACCAGCAGAGGTGTCTACGATTTGAGCGCGACCACCCGCAGCTCTGGCAATAATATTTCCCATTACTTGTACCAGTTTCCTGTACTATTATCTATATTGTAATTGACTAGCAATAATTCCTTACGCTTGTCTTGATCAGACCCATAGGATGCTGTCGAACGCATTGTATAAGTTAAGTCCCACTTCAATTTTGAGAATGATGGATAGAGATCTTCTACTTCATCACAGGAATTGTAAGTGATCATAGTATTACCTTTAAAGTCCTTAAGAGTTTCAGACATCCGTACGTGATCAAATAATTTGTGAAGATCTCCCTTCTTCCCGTATAGATTATCTTTAATCAAATATGGAGGATCCAAAAAATTAAATGCATCTTCTCTAATAACATTGGCATAGTCCTCATTGAGGATATTCCAGTTTTGGATTGCCTGATGGTACCAAGTCAAAGAATTGATACCATTGAAACTAAAGTTAGATTGTGATGCTTGAGCTGAGAAAGAACTGTTCTCACTCAAACCAGAGAAAGAACATTTATTGCAGATATAAAAATTGACAGCAGACTCATACACCCCAATGTCTTCATTAAGCTTTTGCTTTGCTTTTTGAAATGCCTCACGGTGAGCAGCGATCACGTCATCCTGATCCTCAAATCTATTGAGGTAGGTTTTGATGTTGAAGAGGTGATCCTGCAGTTGGGGACCTATATCGCGAAGCACCAACCAGAAGCGGTACAGAGGCGTATAGAGGTCGCTCACGGTCACCTTAAGGTCAGGGTTGGTACGGGTCAAGGCAATCGCCATAGAACCGCCACCCAAGAAACCTTCAGTGTAGTGCTCGTAGTTTGATGGAATATAGTCCAACAGGATCTTAGTGGCGCGAGACTTGCCACCAGGATACCTAAGAGGAGTTTTAAATCTTTTACTCATAACAAGGAATAGGTACTAGATTAGTATTAAACATACTAACTTGACGTTCAAATACAGGGTACGCTTGACATACACCTTTCTCGGAACTGCAGCTCTGTAGAGGAACCCAGTTCAAATCATCGATAATATCATACCCAATACTAACACGTATGCCATCATACTGTCTAGGAATTACCCGATGCAATAAAGGACCAGGACCAATGTAATGCTGTCCTTGCTTATTAGGAATGACACGTACGTTGTCAGTATCATTCAAAGGATGATCATCACGTGAGTCTGGATTATCCATATACCACTGAGTGATTTCATCTCTTTCTCTCAAGTGAGCGAGATGATCGCAGAAGACAGTATCAGTAGGACGATCACTCAAGTGAACAAATCCGTGGTACTTACAGTAACTATGATTATGCCACCCAAGAGAAAGCTTTCCAAGTTCCTCATACCTATGGACATTCATCCAAGCGTGGATCCACAAAGGTTGACTCTTCAGTTCTGGATGGGAACGAATCTGCTTAAACATATCCTGCCAAAGGTAGAAGAAGTTAGGCATTGTTGAAGACAGCATAATCAAATTGTATGCATTCTTCCCAAGAGTCATATCCCAATCGCCATCCTTCACACTACCGTCACCCATAGATTGAGAAAAGAATTGTTCAGCTGAATGCTGTCTGATATTCTGATCCCAAAGGTTGTAGCACGCACGTGCTTCAGTTAAGAGACCTTCCCAATTAGTGTGAGGGACGATCTCATAGGTTTTGATATTATACAGAAACTCTTTTATAGCTTCACTCATTTAAATTCACACTCCACCATAATCTGTGTCATACACGCAAGAAGATTAATTTCCTGGTCAGCAACAAAAGAAGACTTGTACTGATACTCAGCAATAATAAGAACTAACTGTGGGACAGACTTACCAGATAATGCTTGCGAAAGAGAATCGTAAATCTTACGTAGGATAACGTTAGGATCATTGTCCAAACTCTCCACAACCCACTGACGAACAGAGTTGAACTCTTTGTTTTTCAAAGACTTGATCAATGTAGTAACGTCCAAGTCTGCAATGTCTGCCAGAATGCCACTATCTATCTGACCACTAGCAGAGTGACGTTGCAGTTCATTGAGGCAACGTCTCCAATCAGGGAAGTGTTTCTGTACCAGTTTGACTAGTACTTTATCCTCAGCTGTTACACCATTCTCATTCAGAATAAATTTAACACGACCAAAGAAGTTTCCCTGCAGCTGCATCTTCTCTTCTTTCTTGAAAGTAAAGTCGAAGTTAGAGCATCGAGACTGCAGTGGTTGAATGATCTTGTTCTTGTAGTTGCAAGTAAAGATGAACCGACAGTTGTTCTGATACTCCTCAATAGCAGCACGAAGTTGTGACTGCACATCAGTAGTCATATTGTCTGCTTCATCAATGATGACACACTTGTGCTTAGATCCAGTCAGAGAGACCGTAGAAGCAAACGTTTTGACGCGGGTTCGTACGGTATCAAGGTATCTCCCCTCATCGGAACCGTTAATAACAATGGAGCTAACACCCAACTCAGAACAAAGAGCGCGAGCAATCGTCGTTTTACCCACACCTGCAGGTCCCGAGAACAATAGGTTTGGAAATTCACCTGCATCAACAAACTCCTGAAATGTTTTTTTCAATCCACTAGGAAGAATACAGTCCGCAACAGTTTGAGGACGGTACTCTTCAACCCAAAGAAATTTACTCATAATATTTTAAAATGTGGAAAGGGTTCAAGGTTCAAGGGCAATAAAATATGTCAGGTCAAATTCAGAAAACTTCCATTCAGAAATCATACGAGAGGACACACTGACTGAATAATGGCATCTATCAGTCCGTTGAATAGTATTGATACCAAAGAGTTTCAGATTCTCCACCTTAAAATCCAGGGTATATTCGTCATCGGAATTACCACTAACAATCTGATCGTAGGTGTTACTGGTGTCATCTTCCTTGTCTCTGCTTTGGAGAGTGACAGTATCTTGCTCACTCCGTACAGTAAAGTCAGGCAGACCGTAGACAGCGGCAGCTTTAGTAAGAGATTTAAGATTACCATTACTGACTTCAAAGTTGATGTTGCCACCAGGAAACTTAATCTCACGATCTGGAGCATTACGCATCGTGATCTCAGGGTTGCTGAAGTAATACTTCGAGCGGCGACCCTTAGTAGAGTCCTTGATAGTGACATAGTTTTTGTTATCAAAGACCAAGACAGGTTCGTCAAACAAACAGATAGCAGCAAGAAGCTGACTCAAATCATAGATAGCAAAATCTTGAGGAAATTCTTCTTCGACTACAGCACGAGCAAGAATGTTCTGAGCATTACTAATCGTCTTCAAAACATTACCTTTCTTGAAAAGAATACTACTATTAATAGTAGCAAAGTTTTGCAAGATATCAATCGTAGTGGTGGAGAGTTTTACAGTGTTGCTCATTGGGGGTAGTCCTCACGGATAGAATTTTTGTCATTGAAGTGCATTAGAAGAACAGCATAGTGCAGGATCTTCATAAGGTCACGTCGGGCTGTACCCTTCTTATCATATCGTGATGCATACTTGAGGATGTTGCTACGACAGAATGCCTCGCCATCACCGCAAGCTTCGATTAGATCCAGGGTTTGGATCTTGTCGTCACCAGATGAATAATGTTGACTGTAAGTTGAGCAAATGTAATCACGTAGTTCTGAAATAATGTGGTCTTCGTTGTACTTGTTCATAATAAGAAATCAAGGAGATTGATTTTCACTTTTGGTTTCGGCATCGCAGTATACGGTGTCGTATCTTTGATGTCTATGGAGTCACCCAGTTGTTTGTGATTGATCGGACTGTAGTAGATTCCCCGTTTGGTGTCATAGAATCCCCAGATACAATAACTGTCATTACCATCATTGTAAATAAACTCACGATCACATACAGTCCAAATTGATAACACATTAGCTTTCTTGCGAAAGACTTCGTATCTGTATCCATCAGGTGCCTCGTGGGTAAACGTTATAGGAAGTTCTATTATATCACTCATCTCCTGAGATTTCAACCTTGTCATCAACTTTGCTATAAAGATCTAAAAATGCTTGCTTGGTCTCGTCATCGAAACGATTCAGACAAAGCTGAACTGCCTCAAGACGATCTTGGAAGATGTCAAATGCTTTGACAATATGAACCAAGCGACGGGTAGAGATGATCTCATCAATACCACCATCATAGAAGGTCTTACGGATGATGTCTGCCCAATCAGAAAGACGCTTGCAGAACTCAGCATCCGAACAAAGCTTATTCAGGATTTTGATTTCGGTAGCAGCATTAGGATATTCCTGCTCAAAAGTCAATGGGAATCTTTCCAAGAACGCTTCGTTAAGGACATTCGTCCCAACAAACCTACCGTCATCAGAACCCTTACCTTTCGTGTTGGCAGTAGCAACCACCGTGAACCCTTTAGCAGGAGTGACCCAACGTCCGATTTTTTTGAGGAACACCCCCTTGCCTTCAAGGATGCTCTGAAGACACATAATTTTGTTAGAAGCAAGGTCAATCTCGTCAAGCAAAAGAACAGCACCGCGTTCCAAAGCATCGATAACAGGACCGTTGTGCCATACAGTATTACCATCAACCAACCTGAAACCACCAATGAGATCATCCTCATCTGTTTCGATAGTAATGTTAACACGGATAAGTTCTCGATTGAGTTGAGCACAAGCTTGTTCTACACTAAAGGTTTTGCCATTACCAGACATTCCAGTAATGAACAGTGGATAGAAAATTTCGGATTTGAGAACTTTTTTGATACGATTAAAGTTACCGAAAGGAACAAAGGAAGAGTCTTGTCCAGGAACAAGATTTTGATTAGCAACAGTTTGTTCAAACTGCTCACGTGCTTCTTTGACAGTCAGGTTCCAACTGCCACGTTTTACTTTGTACTGTTCGATGTGACGAGTCACGGTAGGATAGGACAGACCTTGCTCGCGAGCATATTTTTTGACTTCTGTGGAACTGATGTCAGAACCAAAGCGGTCGCGAAGATCAGAAACGATAGACATTGGTTTTCTGTGTTGATGTAGTTATTATAGAGGAAGATGCCCCCGTGACCAGGGGCAGATGGACAGTTAATCAACTGACCATAGCAGCGAAAGAGGACAAGATTTTTTTGTTGACAGACTTGTTTCCAAGAGATTTCTTGAAAGCAGATTTGATTTGAGCTTTACTAGCATTATTATTAACTTCAAAATCAGTGTCAAGTGACAGTGACTTTGTAGTAATCAAATAGAAGGCATCATAACCAAGACCTTTACCCACAACCATAGTACGTTCCTTACGAAGACGACTACGGAATTTATCGGTGTCTTCAATTCCAATCATCCAAGAAGCAGTACGAACCCAAGCACCAACATCACGATTATCAATCATTCGGAAACAAACAATGTTTGATTCGGGGAAAGTAATTTTTACATTATCAATATAGATTTTCATATTACCAAGATGACCTTGATCAAAGACTGGGTGAATCACACCACAGTTGCGATTGCGAAGTTGTGCACGACCTTCAATCTGTCGAACAAGGTAGCTCTCAGGGTCATCATAAGAATGAATATCTCCTGTAAAACCACCAGCACCAGCTTCACCATCAGATAAAACAATGACATTTAATTTTTCAACCTTGTACTTCTTGCGGAAGTAAGGCATCACAGTGTGCAAAGAATTGATAGCATCAGAAAGAGGAGTTCCACCGAGTGCACATCCGATTGGATAACCTAAAGCGTTAGCAGCATAGAAGACAGGTACGTTTCCATAACTAGAAAAGAAAGCACTAAGACGAAACAAATATTTCAACTGGTTTTCAAACTCTCTTGCAGAAACATCAGTAGTGATCACGTTGATCAAACTGAAGTTGCTATTAAAACAATATGTATTAGGAGTAGCACGGAAATTGGTATGCTCACGTGGCCATTCTGTGGTAAACAGATATGCGTTGAAAGGAATCTGAACTTTCTTACAGAACCAAGCAATGTTTGCAAGCTGCTTGATCATATTAAAAGAGACATCAGCAATAGAACCAGACCAATCAATTAAAGCAATTAAACCGTGATTCTTTCCATCAGGAATTACGTTGATCTTTCTGAAGATATCATCATTATATTTGTACGTATGTAACTTGGCAGTGTCAAGGACACCTGTCTTAGACACTGTAGTCCGAGCATATGCAGATGCAGACTTCTTACACTCAAACTCTTTGACAAGATAGTTAACCTCACGTGCAGCAGACTTACGGTAGATAGCAAACTCAGAGTCAGCAATAGAAGTATCCGTATGAGAATAGTGCTCCTCACATACTTTAAGAAAATCAGAATTGCTTACTACTAAGTCTTCAACTTTCATACTAGGAATCTCGATGACCGTATTCTCATCGTAATGATTAGTGCTAGCACGATTCTCCAGAGCATCAGAGAAATGCTCAGCAGTAGTCACAGAATCGTGCCAACCGCTACCACCAACCGAAGAATCGCTTTCTTCATTTACATCTTCTCCATCGTCTCCAGAATCGTCTGCATCACCCTCATCTGCTTGCTGCTCTGTAGGACTGGAAGAACCACTGTTAGACCCTTCCTGAGTGCCATTCAAAGGCATCTCCACGCTTTGCTCATCATTACTATGGAGTGCTGCCATCAAACGTGCTGCTTCAACAGCTTCATCAAACGTCTCTGCCTGATCCACTAAAGAAACAATGTGCTGCTCCTCAACAGAAAATTTAATGTCAATGAAGTGACCGATCTTAAAGTGAAGATTGACACGATCAGCAAGAGACATTGCGTTGACATCTTCATTGTCAATGCCAAAGAAATCCATCGCTTGGAGCTGACGGTAACCTTCAAAGAAATCTTTACGGAGACCCAAGTACTTACGCTTCATTAGTTTCTCAACACGAGCATCCTCAGTCACGTTGACATAATCCTTAGGAGCTCCACAGTCAGTCATATCACGATCAGGAGTAAACAGAGCGTGACCAACTTCGTGACCCACTAGAAGATCATAGACGCGAGACGAGAGACCTTTCCAAATAGGAAGAGTCAGCATACGACTGTGCACATCAAAGGAAGCAGTCTTAACTGCCTTGTGCTGAACCAGTAAATTTTCTGTAGCAAGCAGTTTAGCAAGGTTGCCTTTGATCTCTTGGTTCATTGCTCTCCTGTGTATACAGACATTATAAAACCCCTGTCCCGTATTAGGAGATCAGGGGTGCCAGTTGTGCAAGTGTCAGTGCCTCAGTTTCAGCAGTGACTGGTGGTTTCCATTCCAGGTTTCCAGATACAGAAACTCGCGGTTCGTCTCCTGTGTGCTCTACGACAGAATGAACAATGGCAGAAGGAAAGATTATGATATCACCAGCTGCAAAACTAAAGTTAATAGATTCGTAGAAGTGTCCTTCCTTATGTTCAAACTCTCTTAGAATTCTAAACTGATCAAAGACGTTTGGATTTTGTAGTTTCAATCCTGTGGAATCTGTCAGATACCAAACAAACGACAGATCAGATCCAGGATGGCAGTGAGGAACGTTCTCATCTCCTTTACGATTAATGTTTACCCAAGCAGACTGTAATCTAAATGCAGAAACTGCATTTGCCAAATAAGTTTTTAGAGAATTCAAATAAGGATCGTTACGGCAGTCTTTAGATTGCCACCCACCCCTATTAGATTTTTTTCTTCCTGAAGAAAGATCGGATTGAGTCAACCAGTAAGGCAGTGAACCATCAGGGATATCAATACGCCCCTTAAAAATAGGAGTGGCAAATATAGGAAAGTAGTCAAGCATACTATTCTTCTTCGTTCATATGTTGAAGAAGAGATTCAATCTCTTGGATATGCTCAACATTAAAGATCATCTCTCCAATGCTTTTGATGATGAAAGGACTCTCTGCTCTAGCAGCAAATGCCAACGCTTCACGTAAATGCTTTTGAGCTTCTTTGAGAGAATCTTGTACTTGTTCGGAAACCATTTTAAACTACTGCGATACTATGGGATGATTCTTGAACTTCTAACTTAGAGAAGTTTTGAGGTTTTGTAAATTGCAGAACCCTATCGAATTTATCGGTAAGGTTATCTCTATGAGAAATGACAAAGACGTTTGCGTTTTCGTTGAACGACCTTAGGATAAAGGATAACTCATCAGACCCAACTGTGTCAAGAGACCCGTCAAAGATCTCGTCAAGAATCAATAGATTAGTATCCACAGAATTCTTGAGCTTAGCAACAGAACGCCAAGTAAGCAGAAGACTGATGTCAATACGAGCTTTCTCTCCTTCCGAGAAATTTTCATAACTAAATTCGTCGATGTAACGTGACTTCAGGACTTCTTTAAATTCTTCATCTAAAGTAAAATTGCAGAAGAATTGCAACTGATTCAAATACTTATTGATCAGCTTGTTCATTACGGGAAGATACTTCTTGATGATCCTCGTTTTGATCCCTGAATCTTTTAGCAGCAGACCTGCTGTTGAATGCAGGTCCATCTGTTTCTTCGATTCTATAAGATCGCCAGTGACTTGTTTGAGAGATTCATTCATCTGTAAAAGTTTCTTAGCTTCTTCTTTGACAGAAGACTCATCAGATACCAGACCTTTGATCTCTCTTTGAAGTCCTTTACGCTGACCATCAAGAGTAGATATCACCCCCTGTTGTTTGTATGTGATCTGAGTGCAGTCCCTGATAGCATTTGTATACTCCGTTAGTTGTTCTAATGGTGAAATAATTTCAGTAAGGCGTTGATCGATGTCAGCAAACGCGACTTCGATTTCTCCGATCTTACCGTCAAGTTGGTCAATCTGTTCAAATTTAAAATCCTCACTGATTGGTTGCTTGCAGGTAGGGCAGTGTTCAGTATCGAGATAGAATCTCTTATCACCTGAAAGCTTACTTACCCTTCGCTGTAACTTCATTGATAACGATTCGAGATCTGCTCTACGCTTCTGGGGGTTGTTGAGAGAATCAATCTGTTGAGTGATCTCATCAATCATTTTAGTAGCGTCAGCAATCTTTTCTTTACAAGAGTCTTGACTCTTGATAATGTCACGAAGTTGATCTTTCTTCTGTTCGATATCTTTAGTCTTCTTTTCCTCCAGTTGTTGGATAAAACCTTTTTGAAGTTCAATCTTCTCTTTAACACTTTGTGCGTTTAAATTGTGCGTTTGCACAGAGTCTCTGATTTGCTTGAGGCGAACCTTGAGAACTTCATTCATCGAGGAGAATACATTAATATCTAGGAGATCTTCAATGATCTCTCTACGAGCTGGCAGAGGCAAACGCATAAAAGGTACGAATGTACTGCTACCTAAAACCACAATTTGTGTGAAAGATTTGTAGTTTAACTTAAGAACATTCTGCTCTAGATTCTTTTGCTGATCTACAGCATTGCTGTTTTGATCAAGCATCTGACCATTCACATAGATCTCAAATATGTTTGGTTTGATGCCACGAATTATTTTATATTCTTTACGTCCAATACTAAATTCAATCTCAACTAGAGTGCCTTTCTCATTGACACTGTTGACTAGTTGAGGTTTGTTAACTTTACGAAATGGTTTACCAAATAGTCCAAAGGTAAACGCATCTAAGATAGTTGATTTACCAGCACCATTAGTGCCAATAATTAAGTTTGTTGCAGCTCCAGTAATCTGCACTTCGGTAAACGTATCACCCGTGCTTAGGAGGTTCTTCCATCGAATCTTCTGGAACAGGATCATCTTTATCGAGTGGGGGAATAACGAGAACGTCTGGAGTAATAATACTGTACTTGCAGTTAACCTTTTCACAGGTGGAAATCACTTCCTTGTCTGCGACCTTGGTAACTACGATTGGTGGGAAGTCTTCTGCTTCCAATAATCCAGCATACCGCATTGCATCATCTTTGTCAACAAACAAATAGAGGACGTTTTCACCGTGCTCATCGTGCACAGCGTAAGCGCCCTCTCCTTGGTGACCGTCTAAAGTGATGATAAACACTATGCTACTTCACAACTTTCAATATATAGTGATTTCATTAAATTCTTAAGTGCGGTTTTGTCTACATCGACAGTCACTTCATCTAAGTATTCGTCAAGCAATGTCAGAGTATCTTTGACATCTAAAGCATCAGCTTCAGGGTCGTCAAACACTCCAACTTTTTCTACAACCTTAACATCGTGAGCACCTGCATCATACAAAGTATTAAGCATTAACTCAAAGTCTGAGTAGTTAGTTTTTTGCTCGACAATAACTTTTACATATTTGTTAGCATAGTCATTGGGATCAAGTTGAGCAGGACAATCTGCAGAATCATTCCAATAAATTTTAGCAAACATTTCGTACGGGTTTTTCACCATACGTACTTTTAATGTTTTTGTATCAAAGGTGTGGAAACCACGAGTGTCACCGTAGTCATTCCAATACATCTGATACGGGTTACCAAGATAGGTAATGTTACCCTTAGAGTTCTTATGGTGGAAGTGTCCGCTCAGTACAACATCAAAGTTAGAAAAGAGGTTAGCGTCCATTCCACTGTCATAGCGGAAACCAGGGCGAGCAAGATACCCGTTGAGCTCGAGATGACCCATCGCAACTCTTGAGGAGGACTCACGAACTTTTGTAAGGGACAGGTCATAATTGTCAGAGCAGATCCAAGGAACAAAAAGAATACTTGTTCCACCGATCTCAACGTCAGTGGGTTCTTTGTATACAATCACATTGTCATACTCAGCGAGCAACAACTCCATCGAATTGATATTGTTGGTGTTCTTATAGTATGCAGTGTGATTGCCAACTACGGTATGGATAGTAACACCCATATCGCGGAGAACATTATAGTAAGTCTCCTTTGCCCATTCAAGAGAAACAAAGTCGATACTCTTGCGGTTGTCAAAAGTATCACCGAGATCAAGAACGGTTGTGATTTTGTTCTTCTTCAAATAAGGGAAGAACACGTTCTCATAGAAGCGCTGATAATACTCACGGTAGATGTAACTACCTTTGTGAGAACCAAAGTGTTGGTCAGTAATTACAGCAACCTTCATCGCGACATTCTAATCTCAATGTTTTCTTTAATGGAATTGAGTCCCGAATCCGATTCGTTCATCCCTGACATACTACCATCAAACCGATCAGAATGCAACACCTCGGCATACCCACACCGCTCAATGAGCTTAGTGCGAATCTCAAGTTGTTTTTTCTCTTTCTGAATCCTACGTAAGAAGGCGTAGTAAATGATCTGGGTGAAGTAAGCGAACGGATTCTTAGACTTCTCTGGATCGAAATTATCGACGTACTGCAAGCAGTTCTCGATACCATCGCAAACCATATCTTCGCGAAACATATAGTTGACGAAGTTAGGTTTATAACTTAAGTGAGTGGCAATCTTGAGAAAACACTCGGCAATGTACCGTGGAAGAAGAGGACGAGTAAGATCATTCATCTTGGCATAAGCAACCTTGTCACGAAATTCCTCGATCGCGGCAAGGAATTCTTTGTTATTGACGTAATACTCAGTTTTAGCTTTTGCCATTTGTCGAACGTTCGATGTGTTTATTATAGCATATAATGATGGATCTAGGGGTAAGCTTGACAGCCCTCTAAGATATCTGTATAATAACAGTGTCGCTGTTGAGAAACACCAGAGCTTCTAAAGGGTTAACTTCTATAGAGCTTTTCAAATTTGAATCTGTATTCATTGATCGTACCTATGTGACCCATATCAGCTGTTGGTTTGATCCTATTCGACATAGAGTTGCGGAATACCATAGAGATATTGTTCTCATAGAATTTCCCGATCGACTCGTTCGCTTCGGTCATCGTAAGTATTCTATCAGTAGTTAGCAGAAAAAACTCATCTTGTTCCATAGCAGATTTCATCCAGAGATCCAGCTTGAATCCTTTGATCAAATGACTTTCGTCTTTGCTGCTTGCTTCTACAACCATCATAGGATTTTGGAGCATCAAAACATTATCTTCTTCTGACCAAGCAACCCAAGAAATGAGCTCCTCACCAGTAGTCAATTTAAGTATTCCGATAAAAGGTTCTTCTAATGGATCTAACATAGGCTAAAATTTAGAACGTACTTTGATGACTTCGTAATCGAATTTTTCTTCCATATAGATTTTGACACGTTCTTCAAAATGTTTATAAGTAAAATTCTTCCACTCCCCCCGAGAGATATCATCAGCGATATCATACAGAGTAGCAACGTGTTTGTCTTTTGATTTTCTCAGCACTCGTCCAATGGATTGTAAGTTGCGAATACGCGACTTGGACGGTGAAGCAAAAATAATATTGTGTAGCTTCTTTATGTTGATGCCAGTTGAGAATGTTCCGTAAGACGCAATGATAATTGCATCGCTTTCCGTTTCCGTAATCCTACGAACTTCTTCTCGGTCTTCTACATCAACACCCCCGTGGACAAAGAATACTTTCCTATCCGTACTATTATTTATCAACTCGTATAAAGGTTCTCCGTGACGTTCTACGTAGTTGAACAGCACAAGACTATTGCCCGATGCATCCAAGCACAGATTTTTAATAAGCTTATTACGTTTGGGATGTGTAATTAAATAATCAATCTCATCGTGGTACGTATCAAATATACTCCACTCGTGCTTAAGCAATAGACATTTTACTTTAAGTGGAGTAAGATATCCACCTTCCATCAACTCCTTAGTTTTGACTAGTTGCTCACACGGTCCAAACAATCCTTCTAGGATCCACTGGTGTGTTTGGATACCGTCGAGTGTACCTGTAAAACCAATCCTATATTTTACATTATGACATTTAGTCATAATTTTTGTAAGAGACTTTGACTTAAACAAGTGAGCTTCGTCACCAATCACACAGTCAAACTTTTCAAACCATTTACGTGTTTCTTTGTAAATAGATTGCCAAGTTGTGATTACTACGTTAGACTCCTTATACTTATCCTGACCCGCGTAAATCTTGTGACAATGCTTGCTAGCATTCCAACCGTAATCTTCAAAGTCCTTGTACATCTGTTCTACCAAGCTTGTGGTAGGAACAATCAGCAAGACCTTGCGCTTCATAGCGACGTGGTATCTGGCAATGCCGTAGACCATCAAAGACTTACCACTGGCAGTCGGGGACAGCAGCAGTTTACGATTATATTTCAGAGCTTGATATACACCTTCGATCTGATAGATCCTAGGTTCAAGTTTAGTAATGCCTTGCATAAAAGTACGAACACCAGACAGACTAACCTCTTGGTTCATCTGATCAGGCATACCAAAGAACTTATTATCTTCGTACGAAATGGTGTATCGCATTGTCTTACACCAATGCAACAGGTGTTCAGTTAGTCCGCCATATATTTCTCCATTGCCAGGAGAGTAGAGACGGATCTTTCCATCCCATACTTTTTTCCTGTATAGAGGCATAAATTTTGCTTCAGGAACCTCAAACGTAAAGTACTCAGAGAGCTCTCTATGAACGTGAGGTTCTGCTGTGACGACGTTATATACTTCGTTCTTCTTCTGGAGGTTAATGTCCGCCACTTCTAAATTTCTCCCACTCAATAGCATTTTTAATTTGATATTGACGAGTAGAGATTTGTTTAAGAACTGATTCTAAAAAGAACAAGATCATTTTGTAATACTCTATCTTTGCGGTGACCTTTGCTAGGTCTTGATCCGCATTGATAAACATCTCTACTTCGTCTTTAGTAGTCAACTTGAGATCAAACGGCACATCCTTATATGCTGTAGCAGGTGCCTTCTTTTTGTAATACAACCATTTATCTTTGTACTGAAATTTGTATGCAAACTCCTGGTCAATTAATCTTGACTTGGTGTCGCAAAAAATTTCTAGATACTTAGAGTGTAGGTAGGGTGTTTCATTACAAGCTTTAAGGAAATCTGGGTAACCATCATTTCCTTCTAGGACAGCGGAATCATTCTTCCACATCTCCTTCAATTGATCAAGGTTCATACTTACGGGATTCTACATTCAAGAATTCATAGAAGGCGTACTTAAAAGTAACTGTGCCTACTAAGTATTCTACATCAGATGCTCCCACATTGAAAGGCAACGTAGAAAGTTGCGTGGGAAACAAACTGTCAAAATTAACAACGAAGTTAGCGTTGTAGTTATTTGTCAGCACGAAAAGCTGACCAGTACTGAACACTGCGTCATCGTCAGTGTCGGGTTCGTATGCGTTTGTAGTTTTAGTGATCCAGTTCCAGATCGAAAGATAATTTTTTAAATCTTCGTCAACTAGAAACGAGAGTGTTAGGTCATCGAATCGAGTTCCTCCTCCAGAAGGTACCGCTATCGGTCTGCGAGGAGTATCAAATTCTGTAACTTGAGCTGTTGTGCCAGGGATTGAAGCGCTCTGACATAAGAAATCAACACCAGGAAAGATATCAAGTTTTAGCTTGAACCCAACAGGTGAAAGATAGTTTCTATTGTCTAGTTGTTTGACGTGCCAATCGGCAGGCATAACAATTCTCTGTCACTACTACTGTATTTAGTTACTTATTCAGAACCCAGTTTTCGGCAAACTCGTCTGCTTCTACTTCTCTATCAAATATTTTTTTCTCTAAAGTTTTTTCTAGAGTCTGTGTACATAGGACTTCAAATCCATTCCTGTTATAAGTCACTATTGCGTGACGGTCTCCTTCGGGTGAGAAGAAATTCGAGAGGGTGAGCATAGGGATATAATAAGACCCATAATAATTATACTCATAAAAAAAGGACCCTGCACGGGTCCATAAGTTACGTTAGAATTTCCCTACATATTCGTTTGCAATGCGGAGTGTCTCCTGCGCATTCAATTAAACATTCAAAGTAATCGTTTAGTACTTCTACGTTTTCATTTTTGATATCTGCCAGACTGATTGTGGATGCGAAATGCTTCCATTCTTCTAGTTGACCGCGTGAAATAATGTTGTGCATAAGTTACCTTTTTTAGTACGTCATAATGAAGTAGGTTTCATCTCATAAGTTTAACTCGTCATCTGTATTATTTATGTCAGGGATGCCTGATATAGATAATTATTTACAAAAAAAGACCCCCCGTGAGGGAGGTCTGAAAGGACAGTCGGGGCAACCTGCCCCGCAACATCCTGGATCACATAAGGTTGCGAACAAGTACACGTCTGTAGTACTGGTTGCGTCCTTTGCCGTTGGCACTGATAAGATCTTCGCCCACAGCAGAACCGTCTGCTTTGAACACGAAGGGGTTGGCGACCATACCGTAGCGGGTCTTGAAGCCAATCTTGGGTTGGAAGGATCCCTGATCCACAGCGCGGACCATCTGGAGGGGCACATATGGGCAGTAGAAGAGTCCTGCGTCATATGCACTGCTACCCTTGTAACCAGCTACGTAGTAGTGGTCGTTAGCCAGGTTTGCAGAGTAAGGATCCACATACACTTTCACGCCACCGTTGAGAGTACCAACGAAGGTGTTGCCAGTGTCATCGGGGAGACCGTTGGTTGACAGTGCAGGGGTGTAATCCAGCACGCCAGCCATATTCAGAGCGGAAGCAACATCAGCAGAGCAGAGGATGAAGTTGCCCTTCCCTCTACGAGTTTGCTGTGCAATAGCGTTGGCGTCACGCTCGATCTGATAGATCAGACCTTTGAACTTCTCAACACTCCAACGTCCGTTGGAATCAGTGTCAAGGTTGAAGATGCCAGCGTTAGCAACGTTGTTCTGAGCACCGACCTTTGCCTGCATATACACAGTACGGATCACTTCACGGTTGATCTCAGCCAAGATCTCAGAAGAGAGGATGTTGGCAAGTTCCGTTTCAGCATCCAGACCGTGGATTGCCTTAAGGTCTTGAGCAAGCTCAAGGGTGTACTCTGCTTTCAGAGCGCGTGATTTGGCGGTAACAGACACCTTGTCGATGCTGAATGCCATCTCGCGGAAGTCAGGTGAACCAGAGGTTCCCAGTGCTTCCAGGTAGTCACGTGAAGCGCCTTGAGCGTTCTCGTAACGCACGTCGCCAGAAGCGTACGTGGTGCTATCATTGAGGATAGCGGGGTTGTCGCCTTCAGCGTCGTTGTTAGCAGAAGCAGCTTGGTTAGAACCATCGCCACCGTTACCAGGACCAACGTAACCAGCGGTAGGATCGTATCCAGATCCACCCTCGTTAGAGAAACCAGGGTTAGGCTCGTTGAACAATGCTTCAGCGCCACTACGATCGTTGTAGTGGGACTTCATTGCGAAGATGAGTCCAGTAGGACCACTCATTGGTTGAACGCCACACACGTCATATGCGACGAGGTTAGGCATTGCGCGGCGCATCAAGCTGATCAGGATTGGATCGAATCCAGCCAGACCTGAGGAACCGTGAGAATTTTTAAGACCGTCAGCACCAACTGAGTTGATAGGTGCGGCTTCGTTTAGGAGAGCAGACTCGTTAAGGCAGCGCTCTTGATTTTCCAGGAGTTGAGCAGTGACTTGACGACGGTGACCGTCCTTAATAGGACTATGATCGCCGTGGTCGAGAACAGGTGCCCACTTTTCCTGTAACTGATGGGTATCCATTTGTTAGTAGAAATTTGAGTTAACGTTTTTATAATTTAATGAATCACTTTTTGCCAAGTGCTTTTACATACGCCGCCATAGCGGGGTTGGTAAAGCTCTCAGTCAAACCTTCGACAGGTGTCTCGTTCTGCTCAGTGGCAATAGACTTGCCTTCAGAGAAGTAAGAACCTTTGATGGTGTTGAGTTTTTCTCTGTATGTCTCTTCGTCCTTGAAAGAAACAGCTTCCGCGAGGGCAGCAAATTTTTCTTTCTGGGTGTCGGTGAGACCTTCACTCATTTCGGCAACAATGCCTTCACGAGAGAATTCAGAGATGCGATTAGACAGTTTCACATTCGCGTCAATTTGTTCGTTGAGGCGATCTTCCATTTCACGAAGGGAGACGTTCATTGATTCAAGAACATCTTCTTTGCCCTCAGGCACATCAATATAATGGTCATCGAAGAGGGACTTGAGTCCACCAATAAAGGACTCGGTGAGTTCCACCTTCAAACCATTGTCAATAGCAACTTGGTTTTCTTCGAGCCAACGCTCAGAAGTATACTTAAGCATACCATCGACTTCTTCTGCCAAGGAAGCACGAACTTTTTCGACTTCCTCGGCAAGCTTGGTGTTGTACTGTGCTTCCAGTTCCTCTACAATAGAACCAATCTTTGTTTTAACTGCTGCTTCAAAGATGGTTGCTGCTTTTGAAAGAAACTTATCAGACAGTTGTTCGCCTTCTGCGAGTGCTGCAACGTCAGCACTGAGGTCAACTTCGATGTCCTCACGACGGGTGCCATAGGCAATTCCCTGATCCAGTTTTGGTTCAGAACCGTCTGGCAGATCAGTACCGTCACTACGTGTCTGACCATCTTTAGCAGCACCCAAGGTCGCATTGTCCTTGAGCTTGTTGCTATCGTCAGTAGACTTATTGTTAGTGGGGGTAGGACCACCTAGATCCTGAATTGCCTGACCAGGCACCAGGGATGGATCGAGTTTTCCAGGAGTTTGATCGCCAGCTTCTGCCTTGGCATTCACTGCAGTTTTCGACTGAGTGGATGGTGCAACGGGCTCCGAGCCAGGCACAGTGCTACTGGGAAGTTGCATTTCTGCAACCATCTCCTCAAATTTTTCGTTAATCAATTGGGACATCGGGAGTTAACCTCTAAGCTTTTTATACTGTGGTATGTCTAGATTTATTTATAAATTAAAGAGAGTTCAAAAAATTGTGAAACACTCTAAGTTTCCGCGTTTCTAATTCGCGGTGCTCACTCTCAGAAATGAACTTCTGATATTTAGCAACTTTTGATTCGTGAATGGCACCGTTATTCCAGACCCATTCTTTACCTTCCATAATTCCATTGACGAAAGCATCAGGTGCGGAAGGATCAGCAACGATGTCAGCAGCGGTTGCTAACATAAAGTCGTCTTTGACGTAAGAAGTATTCTCACGACGGTCAACGGAACCGAGTCCTCTAGATGATACGCCTAGTTTTACGCCTTCATCTAAAAGATTTCTTGCAATATTGCCCATAGGCGTATTCAAAATCTTTGCTTTGCCAATAAAATTATTGCCTTCTCTCTTAAGAGAAACGATGCGATGCGATACGCGATCAAGATTAATGGTAGGACCATCGGGGTGGCCTAGTTCTCCAACAGCACGATTTGCTTGTACGTGCTCAGTGACATACTTATTCACTTCGCGCTCAAGAACGTTCATAGGATAAACCCTATTGTTACGGTTCTTGAGTTCCGCTTGAAGGAAGACACCTTCGATATAATGATTTTTCTTACCATTAGATTCCTCTATGATAAGATTAACCTCTTCAATCGTTTCCGTTATTAGTTTCATCTGTTGTGGGTTCAGCAGTTGTTTCTGGTTCTGCGCCGACATCACCAAAATAAGATTTGGCAATGACATCTGCATATGTGTCTAATGTTTCTGCGGATTTACCGTAGAGCATTTGGTTAATCGCATCTACAGCTGCAGCGCGGTTGCCATCAGCAATAGCATCAACTGCCGCTCGTGCGGAAGATTCGGGAGTCGTGTTTTCCATTATTAAGAGACCAGAATAATATTATTTAGTTATCTAAGTCGCTAGAACTTGCGCTTCCTAGATCAGGTTGGTTTTCAGGGAGTACTGCATCAATAGGAACAATGCTAGGAATGATACCAGCTGCTCGCTCTGCTTTGATCTGAACTTCAATTTCTTTCCGTTCTTGATCACTCTGCTGAAGGACTTGCTTTTTGATGTACTCAGCTGAGAAGTAACGTCCCAGGTATGGTTCCATCTTGACGGCAAGATCCATACGATTGTTGTTAAGTTCCGCGTCTTTTAGTTCTTGGAAATGATTATCGAATAGGAAATCATATTGAATATGCTCGCGCATATCCTCCCACTCTTCGACACTAATGACTCGCTTGAGAACAAGTTGAGTCTTTAGAAGATCATCAAAAAGAACAGAAAACTTTTTGCGGAGACGACCAACAAACTTACCAAACTTAAGTTCGTCACGGAGAATTTCATTACTTCTTCCGAGACTAAATCCTTTCTCACCGTCCAATCTACTTGGGGGTAAGTTGAGTGACTTGAATAGTTTTGTTCTAAAATATTCTACATCCTTGAGTTCACCAAGGTTTTGCCCGCCAGGAAGGGTAGTAATTTCGGTACCGCGCCCTCCCTCGC